AATCATCGATGCATCAGGTGTATGCCTAGACTTTGCTTTACGATGCCAGAACTATGGTCATCAAGTAAAGTGTTTTATTAGACACAATAAGGATGGCAGTCGCTCGATGGTCGGTGATGGTGGACTCATTGAAAGAGTCTCTGAGTGGGAGAAGTATATGAACTGGGCAGATCTAATTTTCTGTACAGATAATATCTTTTACATTCATGGCTTGGAACGTTATCGTGATAAAGGTTATCCAATCATTGGTCCATCTATTGATACCAATCGTTGGGAACAAGACCGCATGCACGGTGCAGATGTAATGGAGAAGGCTGGTATTACAACCATCCCATCCACAGTATTCAAGAATTACGATGAGGCTATTAAACACGTAATGGATAATCCAAAGCGTTACGTTAGTAAGCCTATCGGTGATGGAGCCAAGGAACTATCTTACGTTGCTAAATCAGCAGCCGATATGGTCTTTATGCTACAGAAGTGGAAGAAGAGTAACGCATACAAAGGCGACTTTATCCTCCAAGAGTTCCACGGTGGTGTTGAATTTGGCGTAGGTGGCTGGTTCGGACCTGGTGGTTTCAACAAGCAGTTTTGTGAGAGCTGGGAATTTAAGAAGTTAATGAATGATGATCTTGGTGTCGCCACAGGCGAGCAAGGTACTATCGTTCGCTATACCTCCGAATCTTACTTGGCAGACCAAGTTCTCAAACCGCTTGAAGACTTTCTTCATGGCTTAGCATATACAGGTTATATTGATGTTAATTGTATCATTGACAAAGATGGCTTTCCTTGGCCTCTTGAGTTTACTATGCGACCAGGCTGGCCGCTCTTTCAGATTCAACAAGCACTGCATAATGGCGACCCCGCTCAGTGGATGCTCGACCTTATCAACGGTGAGGACACACTACGTACCAGCAAGGCAATTGCTTGTGGCGTTGTTATTGCTATCCCTGATTATCCTTATTGCAAGATAAGCAAGAAAGATAACTCTGGTTATCCTTTGTTTGGCTTGACAGAAGAGGACGTAGTCAACGATGTTCATTGTGCTGAAGTCATGTGGGGTAAAGCCCCAAGCATGTGTGACGGTGAAGTTAAGATGAACACACCTATGTTTGTTACAGCAGGTGATTACATCTGTACTGTATCAGGTAAGGGTGCTACTGTAAGCGATGCTCGTGATAAGTGCTATGGTACTATTAAGAAGAAGATTGAGATTCCTAATAGTGTTATGTATCGTACTGACATTGGTTGTCGTTTAGAGAAACAACTGGACGTGTTACATGAACATGGCTACGCTACTGATTGTGATTGGGAGTAATTATGGCTAAGAATTTGCTCCCCCCAATCCCACAAACACCTATTGGTGAAGAGTTCTCTTGGCGTGATTGGTTTAGAAACCTTGGTAACTACATTCAAGTAGCACAGACTGGTGGATCACCTTGGACTATTATTCAAGGTGGTACAGGATCAAGTACTGCAGCAGGAGCACGAGCTAACTTAGGTATTTCTACCGTAGGTCACACAGGAGCTTATGCGGATCTTACTGGTAAGCCTACAGGTTATAGTGGTACAATAATAACATCTAAGTTAACCCCTATTACTGGTTCTAATGGTAGTATGACTTTTGTCAATGGTATCTTAACATCTCAAGTACAGGCAACATAATAGATGAAGACATCACAGCAAGGTATTGAACAGATCAAGGAGTTTGAAGGCTTTAGATCATTCCCCTATCCAGATGTGGGTGGGAAGCTATCAGTAGGCTATGGACACCTTATAGTCCCTGGAGATGGATGTGTAGCAGGCTCTCCCATTACTATGGGACAGGCTACAACACTACTTACAGAGGATGTTGGTGAAGCAGAACGTTGTATAAATGCAACAGGAGTTGTTGTAAATCAGCAACAGTTTGATGCTCTTGTGTCGTTTACATACAACCTAGGTACATCAAACTTCCTTAAGTCTACTTTGTTAAAGTACCTTAAAGAGGGTGATATGGAGTCTGCTGCTATGGAATTCCCTAAATGGGATGAAGTAGACGGCAGAGATAATGAGGGGATCTTGAAGCGCCGAATGGCAGAGAAGAGATGCTTTGAAGGAGAAGGATATGTGGGATAAGATTAAGGCGTATGTCAAAGGAGCCTTTAAGTCCAAGACAATGTGGTTTAGCGGGCTTATAGGGGCCCTAGGAGCTCTTAACGATAACTCCCAATACCTACATGCCATGTTAGACGATGTGAGCTTTAACGAGCTTATGATCGTTATTTCACTGGCTATTGCTCTTCTACGGATTCTCACGAATAAGTCATTGGTGGACAAGTAATGTTCCCACTACCGATATCCGTATATGTTTATGCTATTATAGCTCTTGTAACTGGTGGTAGTTTGTGGTATGGACACCACGAACATAATGCTCTTGTTGCATATAAACAACACATAGCAGTCGAAGTCCAAGCGCAGACCGATAAAGTAGAACAGGAAAAGAAAGATGCTCAAACAGTTACCACTAATATTGTTGACGCTTATGCCGCTGCTCTTAACAGGGTGCAACACGATGGTTCCAGCGGAATGTTACGTGTTCCCAACACCCCCAGCCCAGCTTATGGCACCGTCTGCACTCCAGACTTTGTCAACGCAGCCAACGAAACAGAAATCCAACTAGAATACCTGAAGCAATGGGTAGAGGAACAGTGTAGGATTGGTTGTCAGAAGCCATAGAAAAAGCCACCTTTGCGGGTGGCTTCTTTATTTGTACTACGACTGTTGTTCAGTTACAACATGTTCTGCAGGCTCTGTATCAGGTTGCGGTTGTAGTGCCTGTAACTGTGGAATAGCTTGAGCTTTAATCTTGTTAACAAGCTCTTCACAGACTTCCATAGGAAGCTTACGTAAAGCACCTACAATTAACTCTACTTCTTGTACTGTATGGGTTAAATTAATCATTCTTTTTCCTCATGTTGATTAGTACCACGTACGACTTCACAAGGATAACTGTCTTCCGTCTTTTTAGCTTTAAAGATCTGATCCCAATTGTTGTCAAACGTCTCTTGGTCTTGCGGGGCAATAGGCTTGTCGCCTTTGCCACCGTCATGTCTACTTCTACGCATTACTTCTCCGTCATAAATATTACTCTAATAAAGATTAGATGGAAGATAACAATGGTGTACATTTTATTATTTTCGTCATAGTCATCAATGTATTCAAAGCCCGCTACCAGGCCTCGAATAAAGTCAAATGATATCTCACACATATTCACAAGCTCCATTTACACAAGCTAATTCATGGTGATTGATTGTAGAGTCATCTTCTTCGAATGCATTAAACTCATCCCAACTAATTTCTGGGAATGATGCTTTAGCCGCTTCATAGACTTCTTTTGTACAATCTTGATATGGTGCTTGTTGATATGAGTGATCATTGAAGGGTAGGAAACTGACCCCCCCTACATCATCAAAGTTCTTGTAAACCCAGGCACCTACTTCCATCCACTCCTCTTCACGCACATATACTGTAATAGAGGGATTGTGTTCACACCAGTATTGTTTGAACTTAAGGTAATGTTCAAGCTGTTCTACAGCTGACCATTGCTTACGTAAGACTGATCCTTCAGGAGCTTTTTGTGGGAATGAGAAGACAAGGTTACTCTCATTCATTACATCAACTTCTACTGGTACACCTTTTTCTTTAAGGAAGATAGCAAGTGGATCTTTTATATCTGCACGTACAGTGCGAATGTAATAATCACTATGTCTAGGATGAATACCACTAGCCGAGTCAACCAACTGACTAACTGTACCGCTAGGCTTAACAGTAGTAATAGCAGCAGACTGTGGAATGCCAAGTTTAGTGGACCACTCTTTGTTAGTTTCAACACAAACATCTTTAAGGTGTTTGAGAGCTGTTTCACTTACTTGCTGCCCAAACAAGACATTGTCGAGGATTCCTGTGAGGCTAACCCCAAGGAGCCGTTCTTCTTCTGCGTTTCTTTGCCAGACTTTCCGAATGTACTTGAAATCGGTGAGAGTCGACTGAAAAGTCCCAAGGATTGTAGCAATGCGAACCTTTCTAGATACGTCTTCGATAGTGTCGCTTGCTCGTATAACAGCCTCAGTAAGGTTGCAGAATCCGCATGGTCTGAGAATGATTTCACCGCAAGGGTTTGTTCCAAATTCGTAATCAGCTTCTCTGCGTCCTGTAGCTGCAGCTTGCAATTGTGCAGATACTCGGTTAAAGATGCCACGTTCTCCAGATTTTGATTCATATAGTGATTGCCACTCTTTCATAAAGATGCCGATGTCCGGCTTTTCAGTGTAAGCTACTGAGTTGTTAGCTAATGCTCGTTGTTTTTCATCTTCCCACCAAGCGCCATTCTTGGCGTTACGCATACGCTCATCCGTCAGATTCGACAAGGAGATCAGAGCACTGCGTCGTACACCCCCCACTACTACAATCTGAGCAATCTTGCATACTAAGTCATGGCATTCTACGGAGTTTAATCTGCGTCCAGCTGCTTTCTGAAATAGCTCGATCGCAAACTGGAATAAGTCCATGAGTGGTTTTGGTCCACTGGCACGTCCTCCGAAGGTTTTAAGTCTAGCTCCAGCTGGTCTGACTTTGGAGTAGTCAATCGCAGGTACCAAACCAGTATAGAGTAACCCAA